TTTCGCTCATTTTTCCACCTGACTAAAATTGTTTACTTTTTTAAATTTGATTACGCTTAGGAATTTCTCAAACAACATATCACCTTTATGTGAGATAACAAAGATGTTTGTGTCTTTATCCATTGCGCGGATTAACTTCATAAACTCATCTGTACCAACAGCATCTAATGATGAATCAAATACTTCATCTAAAATAAGAAGATTGGTATTGGTTGAGTTTTTCATCTTAGCAATCTGACGCCATGTAAAAAGTAATGCCAAATCAATACGCATCTTTTCACCCTCAGAAAAGTTGGCATAACTAAACTCATCACGGTGCCTACTCTTAATTGTTTCTTCAAAGTTTTCATTGATATTGAAGTTTACAAAGAAGTCCATTGCTGTCAAATACTTATTAATAAGTTTATTCATTACAGGTAGATATTGTTTAATAATTTTTGTTTTAATACCTGTATCTTTTAACAAAGAACTAGCAAACTCTAAGTATTGTTTTTCGATTGCCAATTCTTCTTGTTTCTTTGTTGCCAATTGTAACTCTTGTTTTAAGTCTTTTAACTTTTGGTTTTCTTCTTCTACATTATTTTTATTTTTTTCTATTTCATTTATTTCATTGTTTATTTTTTCGTTATAATTATGAATAGCAACAATCGTTGAATTTTTTCTGACAATTTCGTTGTTGTGTTCTTGTATTTGTTTTACTATCTTTTGGATTTCTTCAATGCGTTCGTTTGCCTTTTGGATTTTATTCTCGACATCTTTAATTCCAATTCCAACTTCTCCTTTTGTCTGATTGATTCCACTAAGTTGGCTATGTCTGAAGGTGTCAGCGATACTTTGCTTGCAGGTTGGACAGTCGTGGTTTTCTTCATAAAATTTCTCCTCTTTTTCTAATTTTTTTAAACGAGATTCAAGTTTAGCTTCTATCTGTAATAGCTTAGAGCTTTTTCTTTCAACATCTACTTTGTCAGAAATTTTATTATTTAATACATCAATGTGCTTTTGTATTAAAGATATGTCATTGGTGAATTGAGTTGTCTGTATTACATTGTTTGACACCTCTTTTCTTTTTTTGTCTATTTCTACTTCAGAACGACTTTTATGTTCTTCAATATTTTGTTTTTGTAATATAATCTTTTCTGCTGTAATGTCCATAGCATACTTGTTTTTGGTATAATCATCTTTGAGAACAGTCATTTTTTCTTTGACTACATTATTCATTGACGAGAAGATACCAATGTCTAATAAATCTTCAATGACGGTTCTTCTGTCACCAGGAGATAATTGCATAAACGGAACAAATGAAGCAGAACCTAATATGACTACTTGTGTAAATGTTTTATAGTTTAGTTTAAGAATAAACTTTTCTAAGTGTTCCTGATAATCTTTAATAGCGGCATCTTGATTTAACATTGTACCGTTACACCAGATTTCAAATACATTTGGTTTAATGCCACGAACTACTTTATATTTTTTCTTACCAATAGAAAACTCAATCTCTACAACACATTGTTGTTGATTGATAGAATTAATTAAATTGGGTTTGTTAATCTTACGAAAAGGTTTATTAAACAAACCAAAACAAATAGCATCAAGTATCGTTGATTTACCTGCACCATTATTACCAATAATCAATGTATTGGCAGATTTGTCTAATTGTATTTCAGTAAAGGCATTACCTGTGCTTAGCAGATTACGCCAGCGTATCACTTCAAATTTAATCATAAATGAGATTCGTTTAATGCCTCAACGTAGAGTTCACGCATGAGTGTTTTTAGTCTGTCGTTTTCAATATTTGCTTCAGTAATACTGTCTACGAAACGATTAATAATTGTTACAGTATCTTCAGTTTCATCTATTGTATCATCTTCTATGCCTTCTGTCAAGTCAGCAAAATCTTCAACAATGGTAATATCAATAGGATTAACATCATAAAGACTATTCATAAATCTATCAAAAAGATATGGATTTGTTTTATTTACAACAACCACTTTGACATAAGTATTTTTATAAATGCTTACATCTCTTTCCATAACTTCGGTAATAGTTTCTTTTTTATCATCATAAAGAATACGATAAAACATGGTATTTGGATTAGGTACGAATTTTAATTCATAAGTGTCTGTGTCAAAGATATTAAAGCCTTTTTGGTCGTTATAATCGTTCCATGTTATTTCCATTGGTGTGCCGACATAATATATGTTACCACTATGAGAACGATGATGATAATGACCTGAAAAAATTCTATCAAATTTACCAAAAGGTTTAGGGTCAATACCTTCTTCGTTGACATGACCACGGTGCATTTGAAATCCAGCAAACTCAAAATGGCCAAAACAAATCTTAGCCGTTGTTGATTCAACTTCTTTTAAGCATTGTTCATAATTGTCTGTACATATCCATGGTATAAAACACATATCCGAATCCGGTTCGTGTGTTATATAAGGAATTGTCATTGGTCTATCTACTACTGTAACATTCTTATATTCTTTAAAGAGTAAATCAGGAGAATTAATTTGATTGGTATTTTTGTGATATGTATCGTGATTGCCAGCAAGAACTATCATACGCATATTATACTCAACCAACTTGTCAAGGAACATTTCTCTTGTTCTACTTAAAGTCAAAAAGTTAATATACTTTCTACGGTCAAAGAAGTCTCCTACCTGTATGATAGTATCAATGTTATTTTCAATAAGGTATGGAAAGAATGTTTGTGAATAAAACTTTTCGGCAAAGTCCATAAAAGCAAGAGCGTCTCCTCGCATGCCGAAATGACAATCACCCAATATTGCAATCTTCATAATATAACCTTAATTTATAAATTAGGAACAGGTCCATCACAACCAATTCTAGGTTCTGGATCCAGACCATTCAAATAATATTTTTTATACAAGTGTTTTGTAACTTTTGTATTTTCTTCTAATTCACGCCAACCATAGTATACCACACCTTTATACTCCAAGGCAATAGAGTTATGTGCTTTATTTCCTTTTAATCCGTGTTTTCCATTTTTTCTAGAAATTTCGGTATTAAGTAATCCGGATTTCCATTTTTGTTTCATTTGCTCAGCATGATGTTTTTTTCTTTCATCATCATTCCGCCATTGTTTTTTTACTCTAACACTTATTTTTTTGCCATAATTTATATCTTTTTTTGAAGGATGATTAATTTTTAATGATTCTAAAAATTCAATTCTCCACTTTTCATATAATCGGGAAGCTTGTCCATATTTACCAGAAAAACACATCCTATGTAAAGCATATAACATTTTGTGTTTATTTTCTCCAGTTAACATTTTAACTAATAATAAATGTGCAATATAATGTTCTCGTAAAGAGAGATTGACAATATTTTCGGATTTATTTGAACCACCTAAACTCTGAGGTATGATGTGATGTTTTTCAAAAATTTTATATTTTTTTGTTTTAGCATTTTTAATTAATTGTAAATACCATTTTGTATATTTGTTGTCTATAAAAATCATTTTGTGTTCCAAACAGTTATACTACTATTTAGTGTTCTTTGGTATTCAAAATGATTAGTATATCACTCATCTAACAAATCTTCAAGCCCTTTTGACTTCTTTACCACCTTTTTATTCTTTTTGGCTTCTTCGTAATTACCAATGAATTCAGATATATTGTCATAGAGTTCAAATTGTTTGGTTGTACCATCATCAAATTCTAACATTTCAAATTCGTCTAAAATACCCATTTGTTCGGTGGCTTTGTATTTGGTATACAGTTGTTTCTTTTCTTTTTGTATTCTTCGTAAAAAGGCAAAGTAAATAATCTGTGTAAAATAAGCAAATGGGTTCTTAGATTTCTCAGGATCAAAATTGCTAAAATACATTAGACAGTTTTCAATACCATCAGATATCATTTCATCACGATAACTGTAATTGATAAAATTAGGTTTATGTGACAAACCTTCTGCTATTTTCATAAAGCATTCGCCAATGTAGTTAGGAATTGCAGGAGGTGGTAATTTCTTCTTCTTGTTCTCAATGTCTTTAGCTTTATAATCAGCCAAGGCTTTAAGAAAATCAGCGTTATTTACATATTGTTTTTGCTTAGTCGCCATGTTTACCACCTAAATGCTTGACAAACGCTTGACAAGTCTGTAATATTGAGTATGTCCCGGTTTCAAGATTAATGTAATATATTTCCATTTTGTTCCATTTCTATAAATGCTTCCATCAGTTCAGTAAGTTCTTCATCAGTTGTTTCAATAATATCATTCATTTCAATTTCTTGTTGTTTCTTTAACACCCTGTTAATCTTTTCCACGGTAGTGTTATAGTATTCAGTAAACTCATCAGTTGGTTCCATAGCAAACATAACATCACATTTTGATATGACAATAGTTTTATTCTTTACAAGTTGAACAGGTAACCAATGATGCATGACCAATCCGTTATACTTTCCACGAGGTTCTATTCCAACAGACATAGGTTCAGTTACTTTATAATTCTCATCAGAAATATCCACTAGACCTATGATATCTTCACCACTCTGTAAACGTAAGATTTTGATGTTATTCATTTTTTAATCCTATCTTATATATTTTGAATGGGAACTGCTCTTCCATATATATCTTACTGCGTTCCACAAAATGTTTTAATGTGTAATTCATATGTTTTTTATATCTCATGTCATCTGCTATATCGTAAAGAACTGCTTTATCTTTGCCTTCAGCTTGTCGTAACCCACGGCCAATTGATTGTAAATTCCTGATTCTGCTTTTAGAAGGACTTGCAAATATAATATTGTGTAAGTTACGAATATTAATTCCGGTACTAAAAGTACCAAAAGAAGCCACAATGATTGCATCATTTTCTATCTCCATTATTCTTCGTATTTCTTCTCTGTCATCGGTTTCTGTATTACCATGCACAAAGAAAACTTTTCTGTTGCCAATTTTCTCTGTATCCTTTATCATATTATACAGGATTTCTCCGTGCTTTTCAACCATTTGATAAAGAATTAATGTATTATTGCCTAAGCTAACCGCCAGATTTTTAATGAATTTATTTCTTGCCGTGTTAGAAATGAGATACTGAATTTCATCTTGGTAAGATTTATCTTTATACTCTAAACATTTATCATCTGGATGTTTTAATACAAGACATTTAATTTCAAAGTCTGATACCTGTTTCTTATCAATCAGTTCTTTTGTTGTAATCACTTGATTAACTTTACCAAATAATCCTTCTAACACAAGTTTATGTGTTTTAGTTCCGTCCAAAGTTCCTGTTAATCCAATACGATATTTGGCATTGACACAAGCAGTCAATATAGTTGTTAATGATTGTGCTTTGAAGTTGTGTGCTTCATCACCTATTACATAATCAAACTGTTCAAAATATTCTTTAGGCATTTTATACAAAGATTGCCATGTGGAAATTGTTAAAGGTTTGCTTGACACCTTGTCTTTTCCCTGATATATTTTGTGTATACTTTCTTCCATTGAATTATTATTGTAATCAGCAAAGTCTGATGCTAATTGTTCCACCAAAGATGTGGTTGGAACAATAATAAGTCCTTTAAGATTTTGATAACGATATAACTGTTGAAAGATTAAGTAAATGATAAGTGATTTACCAGAAGCAGTAGGAGATAATAATAATGTTCTACGCTTACGCATTGCATGAACAAATGCTTCAATTTGATGTTCACGAACTTGTATAGTATTACCGTTAGAATGTATATTTAATTCTTCAATAAATTTTGTGGCATGATAAACAGGATAATCATCATGAATATCTAAATTGTTTTCATACTCAAATGTGTATTCACGTTCTTCACAAAACGATTCAATATAAGGCAATAATCCTGTATAAATTTGTGATGTTTGTAAATTTAAAAGTCTTATTTTTCCATCCCACACTTTGTTTTTAAAAGCAGGAACAAATGTATAACCAGGAACAAAAAAAGTAAAATATTCTGATAACTCTTTTAATGTATGTTTTTCACAAGTTATCTTGACATATACTTCATTTACTTTAGAGATTAAAATATCTTTAGTTTCCACCAATAAATTTTTCCCAGCTAATAAAATCTTTTAATTGATAGGTTCTAGAATTTAATTCTTTCATAATGGCTTCAATCACAATAACTGTTTCATCGTGATACATTTTCTTTTCAAGTAAACGAATTAAGTCGTTATCAGATTCTAAGTATAAATTAATATCCGATTTTAAAGTAAACTGAAATGGTTGCCATCCTTGTTCGTCTAATTCTTCTTTAGACATTTTACCCGTATAGTATTCCCATTTGATTTTACGCATACGCAGATAATCAAAATGAGCCTTTTTAACTGCCATCTTATGATTGATTAAAACATTGAGATACTTACTGTGTAACTTAGGTATTTTTAATAATTCTCTACCTGGTTCCGTTTGGTCAATATCTGCGTCTGTTTCCCACGTTTTTAATATTTCTTCAAGATTTTTCATCACTATAGTATAACACAAATATTGTTATTTGTCAATAACTTATTTAAATAAATTCAAAATAATCGTAAGCGAATGTTGCGGTACCTGTGATAACATCATCAACAGATTGTTTCACATCAAAATTGATATCAGATAAACTGGTAGGAAATAAATCATAAAATTGAATTTTTAATACCGGATTGTTTAATCCTGATAATACTGTCAAAATACCATCTGAAAAAGGATTA